ACCACCTCACATCCGTTTTTTACACATTCCCGTATCGCTCTTTCTGGTCTAATAATCGATATAAGTCCGGTGTTTATCCTGTCGTCAATTTTACGAATGGACTTTATTTCGTCCCATTTGAACGACGTTACCAAGATATTTCCATACGGAAGGGAAGATTTTTTGATAGAATCTGCGACGACTTCAGCGGTATCCGAAGATTTAATCTCAATATCGTACGAATACTCATCACCAAAAGTCTCCAACACCTGGTCGAGCGTCGGCACTCGTTCGTCACACCCCTTTATACGAAGATTTTGTATCTGTTCCAAAGTGTGTTTTTTTACGTCTCCGGTTCCAGTCGTCGTTCTATCCAGCGTGCTGTCGTGAATAACCACGGGGATGTTATCCAACGTCTTCCGAACATCAAATTCTATCACTTTCGAACGTGCTTTCCTGAATGAGGTCAATGTATTTTCTGGGAACTTCGCGGAATAACCACGATGAGCTATCAGCATGTCTTACCTTACTTACCGCATATATAATTATCAAAAAAAATATTAATAATGGATTATGTGTACTGGTATTCGTCTCATCGCTGAAGACGGAACAGTTGTTATTGGCCGCACGCTGGAATTCGGACAAAACGTTCTAAAATTTAAAAAATTTTCAAGTGGAAACATCAGAGGCATCTCTACACCAGATGGTAAGCTACTCGACGGGATAAACCAAGGGGGACTCGTCGTATTTGTGTTTTACTTTCCAAAGTATGCAAAATATGGAAGCCCGCGTTCTGATAAGACGAATGTAAAACCCACAGATTTTGCGCTGATGGTTCTGGAAAAAGCAAATACCGTAGATGACGTCGTCGCCATGATCCCAGGCATAAATGTAATCAACGAAGTATACCCTCCGTTTACCGAGACGCCGCCGATGCACTGGATGGTGACGGACGCCAACGGAAATTCGATCGTCATCGAACCAACCGGGGGTGAAGGAAAACTCGCAGTGTATGATAATGTCGACGGAATTTTCACGAACTCCCCTTCGTTCCCAGAACACATCCGGGAAGCAAATAAAGTACTGAAAAAAACGAGCACATTGAGCAAACCAAATGCGATAAGCCAAGGGACTGGGGCGATCGGCCTTCCCGGGGATTTCAGCAGTGTCTCGCGCTTTATTCGTCTTGCATTTTTCAAACAAGCCGTGGTGCAACCTAAAAAAGAGACCGATGCCGTAAACACACTTATCCACATCCTGAATAACTTCGACATTCCTATAGGGGCTGTGGCGAGTGTCAATGCTAAAACTGGACTCCTCGAATACGAGACGACATTGTATACTTCATATTACGTGATTCCAACACGTCAAATTTTATATAAGGATTACAATAATCAACAAATCCGCATCGCAAAATAATCAAACAAGTTCAACGCGTTTCTTGATATCTTTGGCCAGAACGATAGCCTTTTCTGCACACTCCGCAAAGGCCTTGGTCCCTACAGACTTGAGGACAGCTTCGCGATAGAGTACAACATTCTTCCTCATCTGCGCCAGTTGCTCGTCGCTGATGGAGTCAATCAGCTTCTTGAGCTGCTCGCCAGTCTCGATCCCGCGTTTCTTGAGGTCGAAATATGCACCATCATGACCCTCGGGAATGAGCTCCTTTAGGTGGTCGTATACGTTGCCGTAGTACAGAGCAATGCATCCTGCTGACAGACTGTCATAGAACTTCTCAGATACATACCATTCGGCATCGCAGTTTTCCACCACCAGATCGAATATGAAATTCATCTTGTGATCGACCGATGATTTAGGGTCCTTTGACCGGTGTACATTTTGGAACGTTTTGATACATTTACCGTCCGCGATCTCGGCCCAGTTGATTCCGAAGGCGGTGACATCATCCAGTCCTTTGACGAGGTCCTCGCGCAGATAGTCCAGACACTTCATGTGAACACCGTTGATGGCATACTCTTGCTTTTTCATGAGCTCCGGGCGGCGTTCGAGGACGATGCATGTTGACCTACCAGTTCCGGCATTTTCGCGAAGAAGCACCGTGCGGTCATGGGGGTCATCCAGGTCTCCATGGTGACAATTGTGTGCAGTAAATACAACATCCTTGCGAGTATCAAGGAGTGGCTTGAAGTAGGTCATCAGAACGTCAAAGTGCTTAGAGAGCCATTGTGCATTCCATTGACCACTGTGCCGGATGTTGGGAGATTCCAGAGTGTATACAATCCGATGAAGGTCGATGCGCTGTGCCAGGAAGTCCAGCGGGATTTCCCCGGGGTTGCACAGACTGACGAGCACAGTGGCTCCGTGGGGAATGTTCGGGAAGTTTGTGAACCCGTTGATAAGATTGAATTTACCCCCGTTCAGACCATCCAGCCCCCGTAGAAGCGTCATCTGCCATTCGTCAAGCGAAAAACTTTTTTGGGAATACTTGTGGCGCGCTACAAGGAAGTCATCGGTGGCTTTCTGTGAAAAGTGGAAAATATAAATGTCCTCAAACTTACCAAAGTCGTAGCCGAATATTTGATTTCCACGCTCGAAGAATTTACCCGAAACGGACAGACCAGTGGAACCAATGCGATACCCGAGAGAGTGCTTGCGAATGACAGCATGAGGTGCCGCCATCAGCAGGTTCTTGCAAAGCTCCCTGTCAGGCTCCGGACGCCCGCGGTCATCCCTGAACTTAGCATTCCACGTGGGCGCGAGGGTAATAGCGAGGTCCCTCTCGATGAGATAACAACTCGTGTCAATCAGGTAATCCCCACGACCGGCAACGGTGTGGGAAATTCCACCGAGAGATTCGCAGTTGTCCTTCCCGATGGTGTTGCCGTCTTGGTCGATCAGGTACCGGAGGCAGTGAGACCATTTGTTTTCGGGGTTCTTGACGATGCCCCGCAGGAGATCGCTGTAATGAGTTGGTGTCACAACGTTATCATCATCCAGATACGCGATGTAATCCGCATCAACGAGCCAAGGCACAGACCCGAATACCCGGTGGCCGTTCCAACCACCAGCCCCGACGTTTTGAGGGAGGGTGAATTTTACGATCGGATGGCGTTTTTCATACTTGGCAAGGATCATGTTTACTTTACCTTCATGCTCCTTACCGTCCACCACGACCCAGTGCTCGATGTTAGGGAGCGCGGAATTCTGAACGCTCTCGATACACTTGTCCAGGAAAGCACCTCCCAGAGTGGGCGTGATTACGACAATCTTGGGAAGTTTGAGAATCCGGCGATGGTGGTTGACAAGATTGTGCATGATGCCAGTGTCATCAAGGGTGTCTATTTCCACGATTCCTCCGGTAGGTTGCTTGACGGACGCGGGAGGGTCCTTCTTGCCCCATTGGGTAATATCTCGAGAAACAGTAACGCGGGGGTGCTCGGACACCATGATGCTGAGGATGCTTTGGTCGTGGCGGGTATCGTTCACCGAAGAGTCCTTACCAGCGTCGTTGATGATGTCGAGCTGCAGGGCATACTGCAGGTATGTATCCACGAATGCACGGGATTCGGGACAATTCTTGTATACCTGGAACGCGGCATTGAGTTGGATTTCATCTCCAGCAACCGACCCCGCGCCCATTGCGTTGAAAACAGACTTCTTGGTCCACATTTTATTGCGATAATCGTTGGAGGACCAGTTACCCAGACGGCAGACCAAGATGGGGTTACTGCTGGCAACTGCGTCTGCGTATGGCTTAATAGAACGTTCGAACATCATGGTAGAATCGCAGTATACAACGACGTCGTTTTCAGGAAGCTGGCCCAGGACAGACTGAATAAGGAATGGCTTCCATACCCAAAACCCACAGCCTCTGGAGTTTTCAAAGTGCTCGGGATGGGTGTCCATGAGCCATTGGATATCCTTGGTCCCGAATACACGGAACTCGTCGAAACCTCCAGATGTCAGAGCGGAATGTCTCAATGCAGCTGCGCTTCCCGCATACTGTTCGGTGGCAAATGTCAACCCGATGGTGCGCGGCATTATTATATCTACGAATTCTATAATTTAAGTTATTATAAAACAAAGTTTGACGATATGTTTCTTCGAAGAAAACACTTCATCGAAGAAAGATTACCATATGAAACATTTAACATACATGTAAAAGTTTTCAGGAAATAAGTAATATATAAATAAAACAAATATTTTTTTTGAACTACCTGTAGTAGTGTGCCGTAGTTGAACTACCTGTAGTTCATATATTTTTTTCTTTTTTTATTAATTTAATAATTCCACCGGTATATATATAAAGATGATGGATATAACTACATACAAAATACGTATGTACGTTTGTGGCTGTAAGTATAACACGGCAGACTCAGGAAATGCCAGCAAACACAAGAAGAGTGCATGTGGTTATGAAATGTCAAGCGACATCCAAGAATTTGTGTTGAAAAAAGACCACTTGGCAACACTGGTCAATGTTCAACCAATGGGAAATGTGTCTACACCTGTACATACCATCAATGGCGACAATAATATCGCTAACAGTGTCGTGGACCAAAGTGTGAACATCACAAACAACATCACTATGGTACTGCCCGAACGAACGACCAAAGAAGACTTCGTGGAATATTTGCGGGAGATGGATCATCTGGGATTTAGAACGCCGGAACAAGTTGCAACAATGCCCGGAAAAATGCTGATGTTCACACGAGACGCCAAGAAACTACCAGGGGCTCTGGTAGAAAGAGACAGGAAAATCATTGAAAAACTCCCAGATGGTTCCGAACGCGTGATGGGAAAGAAAAAGGCGATACAAACATATACACACGAAGCCGTTGATGCACTGTGCTTGATACCTCCTGCTGTTGGTGTGAGTGATTTTTTAGAAACGGACCGCGGTTCTAAAAGAACGAAGATGTCATTACAAGATGCTGCGAAACTACGAATTACCAACCCACGCGGATATCACCAAACCGTTCCAGATGATGTAAAAGTACGTCACCAAAAGATAGAAAGTCACACGGAAAACTTCTTAGACAAGATAACTACTGAGAATAAAACAAATGGGTTTTTGTAGTATTTACATGATCAATGATATGAAATCATCGTTTACTTGATCCTATGGACGAACCAGATTTTTGTGATATCGTAGCGGCTCTGTTTGCATGCCAATGAGGGTTTTTTTGTAAAACTTTATGCATAGGGCTGGTGGTTTGTACTATGGTAGATCTGCCTAGAGATCCTACGTTTGTTTGCGAACCTATTGGCGAATATGATTTACCGCTGGTATGTCTTAACGTCTTTCCATTGATATCTCTAGGCTTTTTCTTAAGTTGGGGATTTTTTCTATATTCTTGCGCTTTTAACATCCGATTATGCATTTCTTTTACTTCGGTTGTAAGTTTATATGTTTGGTTTGAGTCTCCTCTTCGCTTACCATGTGCGACAGGGTGAAGTGATTTCTTCACCTTATTTATCTTGCTATTCTCCATGTGATATGGGACACCTCCTCTTCCATGTCTTGTCTTACCGGAACGTTTAAGATATGGACCGAGACGTTTGTTTTGCTGAATACTTGTTTGTACACGACTGGGTTCCGTTGTAACTCTTGCTGCCATATTTCTGTACACGAGAGAATCCTTCAGTTTATACAAATCATTTTCAGTTTTACGGAGCTTGTACTCTAATCTCAATATCTTATTTTCAAGAGGTTTGGACCAAACGTCAAAGAGTTTTTTTATTTCCTCCTGTTGTTGCCGTGAAAAATTCGAGGTCATCCTTTTATATTATAGATGCAATATTAATTTTATATCATTTTAATAATTTAGTTTGACGATATGATTCTTCGAAGAAAACACTTCATTGAAGAAACGCATTACGATTAAATATTTACTTTTTGCGAAGCCCGACAAACTTGTTCGTCTTCTTACCGAGAACGACGGTCACCTTGTCGGTGGGCTTGTACATATCCACGAGGGTCTTCTTGACGACGACGGACTTCTTGGTCTTGGGGTCCACGTACGAAAATTGAACAGCAGTCGGGGTCACGGACTTCATACTTGCGGCAATGACTACGGTTTCCTCTGGGGCCGGGGGTGGAGGAGGAGAGGGGAGGTCGTCGGGCTTGGGTCCTTTCTCTATTTCCCAAAGTTTTTTTACCAACTGTGAACGGTTAAGACCTGCGGTTAAAGTTTCACACCCCTTTTGGGTTGGATATGCATAGCATGTTCTCTGACAATCCAGATCATCCATTCCTCCCGGTTTCATACATTTTGCATATTCGGGATATAGTTCCCCACTTATAGGACTGTACATATTGCAACCACGAACGGATTCGTCGCCGGCTGCACCCATGTAAGCCTTTTGTATAGCTCTGTAACACGATGTATGTCTCATATTGGTTTCCGGATACTTCATTGCAACTGTATCACAAGAACGCGACTCTTTCTGTTTTTTGTTAAGTTCCCAACTATCGGGCCATGTGCAACTGGCACGAAGTCTGAGTATCTCCAAATCTGATATACCATCGGCTATGGTTGCTTCGGTCATACCCCCAAGATCAACACCAGATATCTCCATATCAACACCAAGTGAGTTCATCCAGGGTTTACTTGTCTGCTCATTCATCATCATCCAAGACGGTAAGGATTTCTTTGCCGGGGTATACGCACGCATATTATAGTGAATAAAATATATTTTATTGTAAATTATTTCTTATCAAAATTTCCTTTAATTCGCTAATTTGCGTTTCTAATTCGTCAATCCGCGTGACACTGCGTTTCAATACTCCGTACATAACCATATGGATTTCGTCTAGATTTATGAGCTTGCAATCACGAATCCCTCCAAATTCAGCGGTAATAATAGACTTGGGTAAATATTTCTCTACATCTTGTGCGATAAAGCCAAGTTGAGTTTGACCGGCTACGGAAATATTTAATTCATTCCAGGTGAATCTCTTCAAATCTAAATTCCTCATTATATTTTCACATATAATGGCATTTGCGGTATGTATATTATTTTTCAACCTTTCATCGGAAGGTCCGAACCACCCACCTGCTACAGATTTTCTTGCGACATTGCTCGACAGAACGAGTTCTCCCGCTTCGCTTAGAGTCAGGAACTGGTCATTATTGCATATGCTAACTAAATTGCTTTTGTTTGTAATGGTAGATGTTCTTCCAAACACACACAAATTATTACCTCTGTTTATAGTCAAGTCTCTCCCAGTTGCACAAATATCATGTACACCGGGGACGCCCCCAACACCGCCATCTGGTCGAATCTGTATAGCATCACCCAAAAGGATAGATCTTTTTATAGTGCCGGTGGCTGTACCTGTATTCGAACCAAAAGTTATATCCCTTCCTACACCCATGACGTTAGTTGGGCCGTCACCACTCGCGACCATATCACTTCCAGTTTCTATAGATTCTCCTATATACGTGCTATTAAAAGCATTGTATAAGCCAACTCCTCCAAATACTCCAATACCAATGTTATTCTCTCCTGTAGTGCCAGTTCCTGCTTCTCTTCCGATCAATACATTATTAATCCCGGTAGTACCACTATAAGAGCCCTCTGCACCCGCATCCCGCCCTATACATATATTAAACTCCCCTAGCGATGTTGCTCCTTGGCCAATGCAAATATTGTCAGTCGCGCTCACCAATCCAAAGCCAGCCTCTGTTCCAATCAATATGTTTGTAGAACCGTCGAGCAAGTCGGGTGCACATGCACTTCCGATTACTATATTTGTACTCCCATCCGTAATTTTAGGTGCTGCTAATGTCCCTAATATAGTGTTATCGGTCCCAGACGTAGTCATAAGTCTACACGAACGAGCTCCTACAACGGTATTGCGAGACCCGTTGTTACCCGTTTCGAAACCAACATATGTATTGAGAATTCCAGTATCAAGCCCAAAGCCTGCACGACCTCCAAGGATGGTGTTCTGAGACCCAATCGTTAACGTGTTTCCAGCATAGCTTCCTAATATTGAATTCTGACCTCCAGATGTTAGGCTACCACCAGCAGAAATCCCAACCACAGCGTTATTTGATGCGGTGCTAATCATAGAATTACCTGCAAGAGACCCCACCACGGTGTTACGATCTCCGTTTCTTCCGGATCCAAACCCTATGAACGTATTAAGGTCTCCGAAAGTAAGCCCAGATCCTGCACTACCACCGATAACAGTATTCTGAATTCCCGTTGTGAGCGCGTTTCCTGCAGAAACTCCGACTACAGTGTTATCGGTTGCAGTCGACATAGAGTTTGCTGCAAGAGCCCCAACCACGGTGTTTCGACTTCCAGGTCCAGAGCCTGTGCCGAATCCTACGAAGGTGTTCAACCCCCCAATAGTTGCCCCATATCCCGCGTTTCCTCCGAGGAAGGTGTTTCTACCTCCTGATGATATATTAGCCCCAGCGGAAGCTCCCACAATGGTATTGTCTGTCGAATTGAGGTCTGTTAAGTTCGCTGCAAGAGCCCCAATCACCGTATTACGAGTTCCATTTCTCCCAGATCCAAACCCTATATATGTGTTCAACGCACCGGTAGCAAGTCCATCTCCAGCATAACCTCCGAGAATAGTATTCCGAGTTCCAGTACTTATCGCATTTCCTGCCGAAATCCCCACCACGGTATTGTTACTTCCCGTCGTAATGGAATTTCCTGCATAACTCCCCACCGTGGTATTCAGACTCCCATTTCCTCCCGCGCCGAATCCAACGTACGTGTTAAGTCCCCCGGTATCTAATAGGACTCCTGTTCTACTCCCAATGAGCGTGTTTCTTACTCCTGACGTAAGAGAAGCTCCTGCAAAACTTCCCATGATAGAGTTATTCCCTGCGGCAGATGTCATCATGCCTCCAGAGAGACTCCCAATCACAGTGTTTTGTCTCCCGTTGTTCCCTGACAGATAACCCACATACGTGTTTAAACCTCCTCCGACGAGCCCAAATCCTGCGCGCGCACCAAGAATTGTATTCTGCACACCGGCGACAATTGTGTTACCAGCATAAGCCCCCATGATTGTATTTTGTACACCGTTCGTGATAATTTCTCCAGATAAAATACCAATTAGAGTATTATCAGTTGCAGAGTTTGTCATGGAATTCCCCGATAGAGCGCCCACCGCTGTATTGTTGAACCCGTTTTTCCCGGCAGCAAACCCTATGAACGTATTGAGATTTCCCTGCTGCAGCCCATCTCCCACCTGTGCCCCGAGGAGCGTATTCCTAGATCCTGTCAAGAGTGTATTACCCGCCGAAACTCCAACTACCGTATTATCAGTTGCGAAAATCTGCATGGAATTTCCTGAAAGTGCCCCGACAACCGTGTTGCGATAGCCGTTTTTCCCCGTACCAAAACCAACGTATGTGTTAAGATTACCAACGTTCAACCCATCTCCTGCGCTAACTCCTAAAACTGTATTTTGCTGCCCATTCGTCATTGTATTTCCTGCAGATACACCCACGATAGTGTTATTAGAAGACGTGATTGACAATGAATTACCTGCGTAACTCCCCACCGCCGTGTTGAAACTTCCCTCCCCCCCCGAATTGAAACCAACATAGGTGTTCAATATACCTTGAACCAAACTTCTTCCCGTCAACATCCCAATCACCGTGTTTTTTTCTCCAGATATGTTCGGCGCGGATTTGTATCCAATTATGACATTGTTACTCCCAGATACGTTTTCTCCAGAAAATGCCCCCAAGAACGTATTATTGTTACCAACATTTCCAGAGTAAAATCCTATGTACGAATTGAAATAACTATCAGTCACCTGAAGAAGTTCTAGAGAACCCGTTTGGGAACCTATGTACGTATTGTTTGACGACCTCCCCATCCCTGAACCTGCAAGTTGTCCGACGGTACAATTATTTTCCCCATTCACAGAAACGCCAGACCCAGCTCCTACCATGGTGTTGTTATTTCCAGTTGCTATAAATCCAGAAGCAGCCCCCATTATAGTATTAAAGTACCCGACGTTGTTACCAGCTAAAGACCCCATGATCGTGTTGTAATCTCCCGTGACATTCGAAGCTGACTTAAATCCAACAGTAGTATTGTAATTACCAAGCCTATCTCCAGACTCCGCACCGATTGCCGTATTATAACTTCCCGTTTCTGCGTTTCCAGATTGATACCCTACGAAAGTATTTAAATTACTGTTTGTGTTTGCCGCATAACCGGCTTCGTAACCAACAAACGTAGAATTAAACCCTCCTTGATACCCTGCGGAATGTCCCACAAAAGTACTTTTGGCAGAATTCTTAGAATTATAGCCCGCATATGCTCCGACGCCAACGGACCGTGTAGTGCCATTTCCATTCGCACCTGCGTTTGATCCCACCCATACGTTGTTAGACCCATTTAGGACGTTTTGACCTGCAAACGCACCCACTGCAACGGAATCACTTTCGCCCACGGAATTTTGCCCAGATTTGTACCCAAGAAATACATCTCGAAACCCAGTCGTAAGATTCTGGCCAGCGTACGCGCCGATTAAAACGACTTGCCCCCCCGTCGTCAAACTGGCACCCGCCTGCTTACCTATTATGACACTCTCAGAGATATTACTCGCATTACCCCCTCCTCCCCCTCCCCCAGCACCTATGATGATGGTATCGTACACATTTGTGGTATTCGCCCCTGCTTGATATCCGATGAAAATATTGTTACCGCCGTTTATATTATTCTTTCCTGCGGAAACTCCTATGTATACATTTTGAAAACCATTCCCTGCAAATTCCCCAGAATTGGCACCAACGTATGTATTCAGAGTTCCATTTTTCGATCCTGCGCCGGAGGAAGAACCAATGAAGGTGTTATCCACTCCGACTTTGGAATACTTTCCGGACGATTCGCCGACCATTGTGCAACCGGACATATCATAACCATAATACGCGGCTGCGGCACCAATTGCAACGTTGCGTTCTCCCTGAACAAATCGCCCCATCGTCTTCCACCCAACGCTCGTGTTATAGGACGACCTCTCAATTCTCTGGGCTGATTGATACCCGACCGAGGTGTGGCCTACTATATTGGCAGCGTATTGAAGAACCCCGGTTCCAACACCTACCGAGCTTTCAGAGTTTTGGATTTCAGCTCCTCCATATGCCCCCACGATCGTCGTATTACTTACGGTTTGACTCGACGTCATAGCGTTCGCACCTATGGCAGTATTTTGTTGCGAAGAACCACCAAGGATTACTTTCGTTCCCGCATTCAGACCGACGAATGTATCGTCGTAGCCATCTACCAGAGATATGTTATCTAATTGAGTAGAATACGCACCCTTCCCCGAAAACTTATAGTCCTGAAATTTATTGGCCGCTTGCATATTTATATTTATGTATATTTTAAAATTACATATTTCACAATAAGTTATTACGTCGGGTTGTCTCTGGTTTTGTAATCCAAGAATCGTATGTATACACGTGACTATCCGACATTTCCTTTATCAGATCCATTCCAGTAGGCGATTTACAATAACTATCGGGAACTTTCATTATCGGTTCCAAACCCTTCCAAGACTTCCAAAGTCTCTTCGCTTCTTCCAAAGAACGAGGACGTTGAAAACCACCGATACATTCGTCCATTACATGATTCATTACACGGTATGACATCACGTATATATTTAAACTGGTTAATCTACCAGTCTCTTTACTGCATTGAACTCCTCCTCGGTCATTGAAATCGCGTTCTTCATGAACAATATGTCATACGACACGAATTTCCCAGTGACCAGAAGAGTCTTGACTAGAGAAACGTCGTCCCTAAACTTATCGTATTTATGATCCCTCCTTTTGACACCGGGGCCGCCGACTGTCATGTTGAGTCCATCTGGCGCCACAGTGTTCTCAAATGCAATTGCGACCTTTTCGAACACGTCTACCTGGTGGGGCCCGACAACCGCGATTGTGTCAATGCTCGCTGGAAACGTCTTGAGTGCTTCTTTGAGCAACGTGCAATTTGACGACTCCCTCGCATGCTCTTTGAATCTTTCCGCTGGAAACCGGTTTGTTTGACCAACGTATTTGGAACCATTTTCAAGAGAAATTTTATAGATTCGATGAAGCCTGCATGCATCTCCCGCAGACTTGGCAATCCGGTTTGCAACCGCGCTGACAGCCATGCGTGTGAGACTCATTTATATTTACGCTATTATTATATTCACTCGTGATTTTATCATTAGGATGTTGATATGAGGACCCTTATATTGACAAAAATAATCTTTTATTACATTATAAACAATGATGAAGATACAACACATCCTGATTGTATTGGCTGTCTTAGCCCTTGCTGTGTTCGGCGCAATGCAGTTCATGAAGATGAAGAAGAAAGAAAAGTTCATCATGCAGCTTTACCGCCCCACACCCGTCATTTCCGTCCCCGAGAACACCTGGGACCCCGCTGATACGCTGACTGCTGCACTCCCCAGCAAAGACGGCCCGAAATTAGTCGTGGAACTCGGTGATTATAGGAGGTTCCAGAGGGTTTAGATACATGCATTGAAATATGGTTTGTCGATACGAAATATCATGTCGACAACTTGAGAGTGATACACCAACCGAATTCTCCAAAACTTCCCGGGCATAATATCCCGTCAACGATGTCTCCGGCAGACAAATAACGGTCCGACTTGATTTTGGTTACTATGTCCCCCCACGAATTATTATCCGATGCGTATTTCAACGGTGAGAAATTTGGATTTGCCTTGTTTTTGATGTAATTATGCACCAGCAGAAGATCTCCCTTGTTTCCTTGCGCGTGTGTTATATCAATACGAGTAAACTTATCGTAGACGCAGCGGTCTGTTTTGGTTGCCTGAACGTCTCTGATGATTTTGATATTTTTAAACGGAATCTCTATAGGCTGGTCATCATACCGGAGTTGGCGAAACTTCCCGCGTTTTACAGATGTGATTTTCACAGGGTCCATTATAATAACAATAAAATATTTGTTTAAGTTATATACAAAACATGGGTGCTGCGTTTTCTTCCACAGGTGGAACTGGTCAAAACGTGAGAATATCCGACTGGTCGAGTTCGAAGTGTTCGAGGATACCTTCATATGCCGATCGGCGTGTATGGGTACTCAAAAACCTTTACAAAGTTAATGATATCAACGAATTCCCCCCTCAAGTGTATAGTGCTCAGGATGCGGAGGCGGATATCTCGGACTGTATCGCTGGTGTTCGGTTGCGTTATTCTTACAAAATAGTGTCTACGAAACGCCTCGAGGCGATCAAAGGCAAGGATCTTCGCAGATATGCTCTGCAAAAGTATCACGGGTATCCCGATATGATCGATCAACGGGCAATATCTATCCTCCCGTATACAAAACAAAACGCGGCGATCGACGTGCGCTATTATAAGAAATATCGCCAGCCGTATTTCATTGTTGACAAGGTTACGTCTACCGTCAGGAGCCGCGATGGTAAAATTATGCGTCAGCCTGGTCAGAAGGGTACCGAAGTTAAGTATGCATACGACCGCGCCGACATGGCCAAGAAGGGGAAATTTGAGGCGGGCAAAAAGAAGTACGATGTAAGGAAATATCCTCTTCAGAGTTTTAAAGACGGCAGTGTGGGACGCGTCATCCCATGCTCCGTAGATCCTGCAATGTGCACCCCAGGGCAACAGACGTTCGTATCCAGGGATGTTGGTGATGCTCTGAAACGGGCTGCTATGGTGAACTCAAAACAACGCAAACAAACGACGAGATTCCTCCAGACTTCCCACGCAAAGAAGATTCAGGCACTTAACAAAAAGATTGCATCAGCGCCCCCCGAGGTGAAAGCAAGGCTCCAGAAGCAGCGCCAGAATATGCAGGTGAAATTCAGGCTGAACACTGCAAAGGCAGAACAAACAAACCGGATTCAAATCCAATCTGGAAAATCCAAGAACTGGC